CCCGTATAGGTTACAACTGATATGCCAGGAGCAGTTGCAAAAACTGCTCTTGATTGAATTGTGCCACCAAAATTTGAAGACCCTCTTGTTGCATTAGTATTTGCCTGACCACCCATACCGCTATGGTAGTGACAATAATAATAAAGAGTAGGTGCAGAGGCAGCCACAGTTATTTGTAATTTTCTAGTGGTTGCAGAAGCGTAACCTGATACATAAGCTGACTCAGTAACACTTGATCCATCCAACAAATAAGTTACACCAGTATTGTATGAAGATCCTCCTCCATGCGTTCCATTAGCTGTTGTTGATAGTTTTATTGGATGAGATGCCATGGATGAATCAGATCCATCAAAAGTGTATGTACCACCTTCTTCTAAATCTAAAGTAACAGCACTAGTGCCAAAATCATTAAATCTATATTTATTACCACTATCACTTACAACTTTTACTGTATAAGTAACACTTGCTGCAGCATCGCAATTCCATGACCAAGCAGAATATGTTGCACTGTTTGTGTTTGTATTGCCGTTTGCTCCAGTTGTAAATCCATCATTATTAAATGATGTTATTGCATTGGTATCGTTATACTCATCTGTGTCTGTGTTTGCTTCAAGTGTATATGTTGAACCACGAACTGAGTCTTGTAATTTATGATCGTTTGCATTCGATCTATCTTTTATCCATACAAAATCTGGCTTAAAGTTTAAGCCTGTAATATTTTGTGTTCCACCATTGCCTGTGTAGGTAAGTGATTTAAAAAAATTATATGAAGAGTTTATTACTGTATAAGCCATATTCTATCCGTAAGTTTCAATGTTTTTTGTGCATAAAGCGTAGTACCCTGATGGCACTGCGTATTCAAATTGACCGTATCCTGCAGCATCTGCATTTGATCCAGCATCCTTAAAAGGATTACCAAAATTAAAATAACACTGTGCGTCTGTTCCATTATCAGCTTGTCCTATTGCAATAGCAGGAACCCAAAACATTTTAGCAGCATCTACCGTAATACCTGTATATGCATTGCCTTGATCAGCGCCATTGTATGTAAATCCAATTACTCCATTATCTAAATCCATTTTAACACCGACAAACGAATGACTTGCAAAAGCACTACCATAACTAGAAGAACTATTGTTGTGTATTTTTTGTCCACTTCTGTCATATCCATAACCAGTAGATCTAAAAGGATGTTGATTGTTAGTGGCCACGTATGAGTTGTATGCAATATCTGCTCTACACCATCCAAAAGTAAAATATGGACTATCCCCTGTTGCACCTAATTTAACTTCATAATACCATTTACCTTTTGATACAGCGTGTGTTCCTAAAATAGTTCGCCATTGATTTGAAGAAGTTTCTTCGATTTGTAGACCACCCTCTGCAAAATAAGACATATTATTATTTTTTGCAAAATTATTTAACACGCAAAAGTTATTGCTCGGTGTGTCTTGAGTTTTTCCATTGTCAGCATTACTGCCTGTTAATGAAACACTGTAATTATTGGTTTGACCACTAGAGTCTAAACCCATATTTGAAGCATCTTCAAATTTAAAAAAGTATCCATTAGTGCCATAACTTACAGAAGGTGAAGAAATAGGTATCCAGCTTTGTGTTGTTGAGTCTGTCTGTCCAAAATTACTCGCAGCATATTGATTACCATCACAAAAATGAAAATGTGCCATATAACCTTTAAATGAGTTGTTAGCTCCTCCATCCAAACCGATGTATTGAGTTTTACCACTTTCGTTTACTGCAGTATTTTGATTTAATGAAACATCACTACTTGCTGAATAATCAGCTTCTAGTACACCATTAGTATATATTTTTAATCTATCTGCTGCTGTAGAATCTGTTGATTTAAAAGCTACAACTATGTGATACCAACCAGTTGAATCAGTGTACCTTCTAGCGGTGTTTCTGTATGTTGTTGCACCTGTTTCTACATAGAGCTCATCATTTGAATTAAAACCTATACCAAATTTTCCTGAATCAGAAGACGCAGTTCCAACACCCATAATATTTCCAGTTGATCCAAAAAAGGTTCTTTTTACCCAAACAGATACAGTAAATACTTGTCTGTTGCTTGTGCTTGATATTGACTTCGATAAACTACTCATCTTAGCCTCCTCCGTTAAATCTTAATGAATTACTTATACCTGCAGAAACGGTAATTGAAAAGCTTCTATCTGCTGTTTGTCCCTGTGCGTCTGTCGCCCTAATAGTAAAAGTGTACGTAGTGGTTTGTACAGCGGCATTTTCTGTGCCTGTAATTGCACCAGTAGATGTGTTTAAACTGCCACCACTAGGTAGAGCTCCTGATGTAATTGCATATGAAGTAGCATCAGTTGCTGATACTGTGTAATTTATACTTTGCCCTGCAGACATAGTACCAAGAGAACCAGCAGCAGTTTGCCAAGCTGGGACATCTGATACGGTCAGTAATGCTGACCCACTACGAACAGCGTTACCATCATTGTTTTCAACTCTGATGAAATATGCGCCGTCTGTTGCAAGAGTAAAGTTAGCTGTTATAGAACTTGCACTCGTAAAAGTAACTGAATTAGCGGATGTAATAGCGCCTGTAGAACTTATTGCCTCTACAATAGGAACAGAAATAAAATTACTTCCTGATATAACTACATTGCTTGCATCGTTTGTTATAACTGTTGGGCTAATAGAAGAGATTGTTGGTTTTGTTTCACCAACTGTCACCGATCCACCAAGTGAAACAGCCGAACCATTTATTGTAATTGCAGAGTTAGCTAATGATGAGTTAGGAACTGCTGACAAACGAGCATTAGGTACAGTGCCAGATGTTAATGAAGCTGCAGTAATACCTGGTGTAATAGTTACCGTATCACCACCTTCACCAATCGTGATTGTCGATCCTGAATTTTTTTTGATCGTGTTTACTTTAATCTCTGATGTCATATTAGTACTGTAATGATACTCCTCTTATTCTTGCTTCTTTACTACCACTAGCTTGGTTAGCAAAACTAATTTTATATTTTAATTGTGTCCCTGCTGTTACAGATAAATCATTTACTTTTGCCATTTTAATGCCTGTAGCAAAATCTGGTAAAGCTGTAAGAGTAGCTGTAGCAAAGTTACTTCCATTGTCTGCAGATAATTGTAATACTATGTCTGTGTTTAATGTATTGGTACCAGCGTTATCTTGATAAGTTATTACTGCCCCCATTTTGTTTGTTGATGAACTTGCTGTAATTGCTGTTCCTTGAAAAGAGCCAGTTGCATTTACTGTAGAAACATTTTCAAGTAAATTTAACTCAGTTACATAAATATATTGATTAGAGCCACTTAATGTAACATTAAGACCCCAAAATCTTTTAGCAGTAGTATTATTAGCAAAAGTTGCTGAATAAGGATTTGAGCCACCATTATTATTAGAAACAGTATCTAAAACAGCTGGTCCTGTTCCAAGTCCTGCATTGTCTGCTCCTCGAAAAGTCCAACCCCAAGGAGCGCCATTACCAAAAGTACTACCACCAACATCTAAAGAATATCCAGTGATAACTTTTTCATTACCACTTCCAAAGTCCATTGAAAGATACCAAGTATCAGTATCGTTTGTTCCACTACCAGTTGCAAATTGTGATGTGTTATTTGCAAAAGCTGTAGCTGGTCCATAACTACCACCAGCAGTCGAACTAGCAGAAGCAGTGCCACCAGAATAAGAAATTTCTGATTGTGTTGTACCAACAGCACTTATGTATTCAGAACTATTTCTTTCAGCATTAGTTAAACTTGTAATTTTAGTTGAATCTTGAAAAACATCGAAAGAAGATGAGTTAGTGTTAGAACCAGATAAATTTTCTTGTGTGTGAACTCTCAATCCTAAAGTAGATAAATCATTTATGATTTGATTATCATCAAAAGTTGTTGCGTGTTGATTTACATTAGATGCTGCAATTCTAGCATCAGCAAATGTACCTGATGTAATTGCTGAAGTAGGAAATGAATATTTTAAATCTTTATAATTACCCATATTATTTATCCATTAATAGCCAACCTTGAGAAGCTCCTGAATAAACTAATCCAAAAGCAGCTCTTTCAGTGCTTACTGTCATGTCAGATGTAGCACCTTGAATTTTGTGACTATTCCTTCCAATTGTTATGTTATGTGTATCTGCTGTAGCAGAAGAGTCAATAAATCTTATTTCATCTCCTAGTGTTGCCGAACCTGGTAAAGTAGCTGTAACTGCTCCACCTGTTGTATTTATAAAATAACCTTCACCAGCTACTGCATTAAAATTAGCAGTTTTTTCAGCTTGCCAAGATGTTCCACCAACACCAGTTGGTAAACTTACGGTTGCATTTGACGCGTCAAGAGTAGCGTTTGAAGGAATGGTAATTGTATCGCTAGCTTCACCTATTTGAAGAGATGTGCCCGATTGTGGTATTACCTTATCTACTTCTATTTGACTCATAATATAAATAAATTACCCGTAATCGTAAGCGTACCAGTAACTGTAACAGGACCAGCTAATACACCAGAATCCATTGTTTGTGAATCACTAATAGTAGAACTATGTGTATTTACAAATGTTTGTGCAGTCATGTTAGCTGATGGTGTTCTAGAGGCTGGCAATGTACAAAATACCTCTTTTTCACCTGCTGAAAAATCCACTGCATTATCACTATTAGATGACGAAATTACTGTTGTACGAGCTAAAGTTGTGGAAGAACCATTAAGTGTACCTCTGCCTACTTCAAACTCGTTTGCTGTACGATGAGCAATAGCATAAAAAGTTTCATTACTGTTACCAATGCCTTGTGCAAAGGTTTCAAAACCGGTTATTGCACTACCTAAAGTTAGGGTGCCTGTACCAGTTGTTGTAGTTAACTGTTTAACTCTATCGTTTAAGATAAAAGCCATTTACTACCTTATGCTAATCTTAATATAGCGTTAGATGCGTCAGCTGTAGGGAATTGAATTGTAAACGTGCCGTTAGTGCAAGTTTTGTCCCCACCAAAATTCAACACAAGAACAGATTTGTTACCCTCTGAGCTATTGTAGATCAAAGCGCCACGAGCTGTTATTGTTGCTGAAGTCCAAGACGTATCTGCGAAATCACATACTGCAGTTGTTCCATCTGCTACTGGCGTAGAACTTGTAAGAGTATTACCTCCTCCAGTGTAGCCTGTTCCAGAATACTCGTTAGTTGCTGTACCATCTGCGTAAGTAGCTGTAGAAGCACTTAAGTTAGATGAGTTAGTGTACAATGCAATTTTAAAAGTATCACCGGATGATGCAGTGAAATTGTGCGTTCCTTGTAAACATTGAGTTTTAAAACTCGTTGTCACAGTTGATGATGATATTGCCATTTTATTGTCCTCCTTCTATTGGTTTACTATAACCAGGTAAAATTGATGGTCGAGGCACACGTAGGACACCATTTGCCCACTCGTCTCTTCTACCTCTACCCATTTGTTGCGCAGCAACCTCTTGTAAAGCGGTTTCATACGATTGCATATAAAGTTGCAGCATTTCTGCTGGGCCTTTTAAGAACTTAAAGGCTTCAATAAGGCAGCCATACAACATAAGTGTAGGTGCGTTATCTCCTAACCAAGTGTTACTATTTGTAGAGGTTAGTCTATCTGGTAATTTTATAAGACCTACTTCTACTTTAAATGCAAGACTTGGTGTTGGTACTACGTATATAGTATTATAGTCCCATTTACAATAATACTTTGGTGTTCCAGTAACAGTTCTATCTGGATGATATTCGTCCATAAATGTTACATCTTTTTGTTGTAAATATGTTCTTTCTTCTGCACCAGAAGGTGGATATATCATAACACTTCTAATAACAGAGTATTGAGTAGGAACAGTAGCTGCTCCACCAGGTAGAGTTATAAATCCATTACCAGCTGTAAAGTTAGAAAATTGGTATGATCTAAATACTGGTAAATCTAACTCTTTTAATATCCTGTTTTCTGTATGTTCTATAAAATCATTTACAATAGTGTCAGTTAAAACACTAGAATCTGTTTCTGTGTAATCTCTTATTTGTTGTTTTAATTCTGTGTATGTTGTCATGCTGATAGTGTGACAGGTCCTGCAGACGCTATCCCTCCTCCACCTATAATTGTTGGATCAGCATGAGCTAATCCACCGCTAGGAACACTATAAAAATCTTCATCTATTACAGTTATAGTAAAACCACTAGCTGTATTTAAGTCAACTGCAAATTTTTGATCTTGAACATCTCTAAACCTTACAGTATCCCCAGTGGTTCTACTGTGACCAGGTTCAAACACTTTTATAAAACTAACACTTGGTTCATGTCTAAACGCATTAAGTGGTAATAATCTAGCAACTGAATTTTCTGTTCTTGCAGGTCTTGGATCTTTTAGTGCAATAGGATCTGGTTGATGTTCATGTGGCATTAATTGTGGTGCTTTAGGTTCATATTCACTTGTATGAACTTTCATGCCATTCCATTCTGTAACCATTTCTGTATATGGAAATTCTAATCCACTACGATCAGAAATAAATTTAGCGTATTTTCCTTTTGCGTATGTCATTAACAATTCCATTTACGCAAAGACTTATTAATCCTTGAATTAGGATCTCTAGCTGTCTTTGCACTTGTTCTTCTCTTCTTCATCCCTTCCATTCTAGCACAAAACGATTTACGTCGTTTTGCAGCTTTAGACCCTTTCTTTAACTTAGAGGGTTTTGTAGTAACTGCAGTCTTAAGTTTAGAACCAGGATTGGCTCTACGATAAGATGCAACTCCTTTGGCATTTAATCCACCGGATTTACTTTTACCTTCTTTTCTTTGCCAAGCAGGTGTCTTAGCCATTTAGCTCCAAGTGTAATTGCCACCCTTAGTAGCAGCACCCATTCCTAAAGCTGTTCCTGTTTCTTTTCCTTGAGAAATAGAAATTTCTTTTGCTTTACCTCTTCCTGGTACAACACCTTTTGTTGTTACTGCTGCAGCTTCTACGGCTTTTGGTGCATCATTTTGACCTCTACCGTAAGAACCTATTTTAGCAGTTGATCCAGATCTACAATTAGCAGTTTGCTTGTTGTAATGTCTGTTGCTCATTAGTCCTCCTTTTTACAAATACAATTGCCACAATCACATCTATCAATAGTGCATGAACCATCCACTATACAATGACATGTATGACCACATGTTTCACATTTTGGCATATTACCTCCTATGGTATGTATGCTTGCGCCGGTTTAACTCTAAACGAGACTCTTTCTCGGTTAGCATCAGCGGTTCTCTCAAATTCTTCATCGTATACCGCTTTTAATCCCGATGTTAACATCGGTGCTCTTTTTAATGACACATAATAAGCTAATCCTGAAACTAAACAAGGAAGAAAATAGAAAGGAACGTCAGCTTCATTTGTGTAAGCTCCTGCATCCATAATTCTGTTTATAAAAAAGTATTTTAATATGTATGCTTTATCAGGGCTAGGATACACAAACAAAGTCATATTGTGTTCTGGTCTACCAGTATTGCTTCCACCATTTACAGTTACTTGTCCATTAATTAGACAAAACTGAGTTGGTCTAGCATCACCATTAGTGCCGTCTTCTTGTTTTCTACTTAAGTTAAGGTATTCAGTTCTAGATATTTTTGTAATAGTTACATCTGTAGTATTACTATCACCTTCTAAATTTGCTGTTGCACCTGCAGTTGTTGTTATTGCAGCATCTACAATGTCTACTAATTTTTTGTTTACAGAATAAAAATTAGTACCAGGTGTCATCGTTTGTGTAGCATAATCTATGGTCCATAAGTTAAGACCACGATTTGCCCAATCAGCAAACATAAGATTTAAAGATCGTCTTGCTGTTTTTAAATCGTATCCACTACGCACTTCAAGACCGCATCTTTCAAATGCTTCTTCTATTATTTCCTCTATTGAGAGGTTAAATGTTCTCGTACCTGAGTAAGCCATTTAAACCCCTATGATATAGGTGAATATTCTTTTAAAAACTCAACAACTAAACTTGCAGTATCATCATTAGTAACAGAAGAAAAGTTAAGTAAAACATCGCCTGTGTAATTAGCGGCTTTTGTGTTTTGCAAACCACCTATTGTGCTAAAATCCATGTCGTCAGCAAAATTACAAGACCATGCAATTGGATTAGTTCCACTGTTAACCCACTCTAATAAAAGTGGTTTAGTTGTTGCAGAGTTGTTAACACTCCACCATAATTTATTAATGTTGATAAAAGTACAAGCTGTACCATCATTCCTTGGATTTAAACCAGAAGCATCAACATTAAATGTTTCAGCTGTGGTAGAAGCTATTTTAGCAGTGAATGAAAATATTGCTTTCTTGTCTCCGTCAAATAATTTTTTTACATATTGTGCCATTTAATTCCCCTTGTAAAAGGGTGGGGCCATTACTCCCCACCCACG